CTCCCTGACGTTAAACATCGGATTCATGATGTCTGCTAGCCGTGAATTATCTCCGGCACACTCAGATAGCAACTCTTCCTTGATGAGACACCTTAGCTGGTTTCTTGTGATTTTCATTATAAAAAAATCTCTGTCTATAATTATTATGTTACAAGTAGATGTTCTTAAAATGGTGGACCCGGCGAGAGTCGAACTCGCGTCCAAAGCAATTCTGGGATCAAGTCATTCACAGGTTTATTCAGTTTTTCTAAACTAACAAAATTTCCGCTGGTAAACCCTCTCATTCACGGACTGAGATTCGAGCATTATTTTATTTCAGTGATGCTACTTCACTTAGCCTAAATTGGATAGATGGTTTTAGACAACCACCCGATTAAGCGGCTAACCGCTGTTCGTAATAATTGTTATTGGCAATTATGGTTTTTGAAACCGCTCTTTAGACCAGCTGTTCCCTGAGGTCACCTGCACTCTTATACTCCTTAGCTACCCTGTCGATACCATTTCGGGCCCATTATTCTTTGTCAACAGACAGGGAGCTCTTTACAAGATCTCCCACCTGCTTCTTAATAAGTCTAAGTCCTTTTCTAGCTCTTACGCCTGCTGACTTATTCCCATTTGCATTCTTATGAAGATCAAGGTCAAGACTCTCGACCAAAACCTTTAACTCGCTCCACTTATCTAATAGATCTGACATGTTTTTCTCCTGTTAAACCTCTATCAATTTTTTAGGTTCATCATTATCATTGATTAATTTAATACAATTAATTATTCTCTTCATTAAATTAATATCTTCTAATTCCATTGAAATTAACTTTATTATTTGAATTTTTTGATTCTCATTGACTCCAAAGTCAATAATTTCTTTAACAATCTCTCTAGATGTAGCTTTTTTCTCTACTCTAACATCCTCTTCAGATTTGCCATATTTTTTCATTATCTATTCCCCAAAAATTTCATCTTTTCTTAAGTGAGACTCTATCTTTAGTTTATCAATGCCGTCTATAATTAATTGCTTTATCTGAGTTGATCCAACAAGCGACTCTTTTGATAATACCACCCAGGATCCCCACTCTTCATTTTTTAATATATCGTCGACCTGGAGCCATGTTGCGACATCACACTTGTTATCTTCAAGAATTTGTGAAATTTTTTCCGGTATATTAGATCTAATATCTTTAATCTCTGATATTGCATTTGTATCCTCTATACCGTGAATAAACTCAGATGTGCAAAAATCTACTATCTTATGAATAACTCCACAGTTATTACATCTAGCTATACTTGGAATGACATCTCCATCAGTGTCTATTGAAGAAAATGTGACAAACTTATGAAATACTGGATCAGGTAACTTTTTATACTGAGGAAGAATACAGTGACACTGAATTAGATGTTTGATACCTGCCATCTTAACCTACTCATATTACTTCTTTTTTCTCTTATCTTTGGGATCTTTTAGGTCTTTGAGACCCTTACTAAGAGCTGACTCTACATTCGTATATCCCAGAGATAGTCCCTGTGAAGTTGAAAGATCTACTAAATTAAGAACTCTTTCAAATGTGACGTCATCAATTTCTAAGCTTCCCTGATTTCTAGACTCTACAAGATTTGATGAAACTTTATCTTTAATAAATGAAACTAGCTCAGATACACTCTTTCCAATCTCTGTTTCAAGTGACATATTTTTCTCCTACTATCATAAAGGTAAACCATGAAATCAAAATGTAAACTACTGATCCTCTAGAATGACATTTCCTACAGAAATAATAGAAGAAACACATGAAGATGATATTTTTAAAGCGGTACATATCGACGACGTTGTTAAAATTGATCTATCTTTGATAAAAATAATCTCTAACATATCATCTTCATTTTTAAATATCGTTTTAATCTTATCTCTTGTTATTATCCCTCTTTGAATTATCATTTTAAACTCTCTAAAGAATTTATCAAATAATTCTAATGTCTGTGAATTTTCACTAATTAGTTCTGTTCCTATCCTAACTGCTATCTTGTTAGAAGATAATGATCTAATTCGCTTATCAAAGAGATTTTTTAAATCATTAGACTCAGACATATCTCTTTTCTTTCTAAGAAATTTAATGTGCTGTGATAATTTTTTAGAATCAAAATTTGAAGATATTCCTATTCCTGACTGTGATATTGATACTCTTTTAATTTTGTCAAATGGACCTTTTGCTGCGGAAGATATTAGATCTCCCTTGTATGATGAGACTATATCAGAATCACATGCGATAGATACATCATTTAAAATATTGAGTGTATTTTCATCAAATCCTACACAAACTGGAATCAAGTCTATAGTTCCCCGCTTAACATTAAATAGCATCGTATTCTTGACATCATCAGATAGACCTCTCACAAATAGTATAAATGATTCTTTTGAACTTGAAGCAAATTCTAAAAGATGATGAATTTCTCCAACTGACTCTATGATTCCATCAATAATCAGGCAGTTTACATCATCTCTTTTCCACAATCTGTTTGTTGGTAAAAACTCTTGTAAAATATTAACTTTAAAATTAAAACCTGACAAAGATTCCACTACAGTATCTGATAAGTTTGATCTTTCTACAAATATTGGAGATGCGGCTTGAGAGTTTTTTATTATTTCATTTACAATTTCTTTATGAGTTTCACTTTTAAAAAATTCATTGATTACAACCTCTATATCACTTTTATCTGATCTTTCACTAGCAATCTGAATATCTTTTATTAGATTGTCTATTTTTTTATTTAAGTTATGGATAATTTCTCTATGAGGTGTGCTTCTTCTTAGCATCTTCATAGATTCATCTAAAAGAAAAATAGACAATCTCAGGCAAGTATCTCCCGAGCCTCCTGATAGCGACTCAGACTTTATAGCAGAATCCAATAAGATTGGCTTTAATATTCTATCGTGAAGATCACTTTGATTATAATATATGTACGACTGAACCATATCAGACGTCAGCATATTCTTTGTTAAAAGTAAGTTAGATTCTAATATTCCAGATTTTTTAATATCATCTAAATCTCTTGAAATTTTTCTTTTTATATCTGAAAAATCTATGCTCTTTACATTCATTCGTCTATGAATCTCTCCAGAGGTTATTTGCAGCAAATGTTAAAACTTCCTCTGCAGAATCCTCATTATATCCGTATTCCTCTATAAGTGTTCTTATCATTTCACTATACTTTTTTCTTTGTTCATCATCTCTAGACTTACTTTTGGTTACTATTCTAGAAATATCCTTCACAGACATTATAAGGTATCCTTCAAGCGCCTCCCTAAGCGGGCCATAGCTCTTATAATTTACCTTTTCCTTTCTTCTCATCTTGGCAAACATATATGCTGTTACATCACTTCTAAATCCGTCAACAGACGATCCAGTTATTCCTATTTGCTCCTCTATTGATTTCATGAAATGCTCATCAGGCTCTCTTTCTTCCTTTGTTATACTATCCTTTACAGTTGTTCTTGTAGTGTAACATTCAGCATTATCTAGATAGCTGTCAAATAATGACTGTGCCTGTTCTGAATATGCAGTTATAAAAGCCTTTGCTATCTCATTTTCAAGTATCTTCAGATATTCTTCTCTTATTATTTTTTGAAGTATTTCTAGATATCTATCTTTATCTTCATCAGATATGATCTGTTCTTTTACTTGACGTATTAAAGATTCCATTATTGCATTAGGTGTAACCATATTCTTATCAGAATCTGATAATGCACTATCTATGGATTTCATTATAAATCTTGTTGAGATTCCATCCATGCCCTCGTCACGAGCTTCATCTCTAAGGTCCTTTATGTCTATCTTTTTAACTCTTCCTTTTTCAATTACATCTTCACCATTATAAATCTTTAGCTTTGTTAGAATATCACACTTTTGTGAATATCTCAGCCTAGATAAAATTGAAAACATCGATGCTATTTTTAAAGTATGAGGAGCTATATGAGAATTAAAGTCTGATCTCCTTAATTGCTTTTCATAAATCTTAATCTCCTGATCAAGTTCAAGAATATATGGCACATTAACTTTTACTATTCTATCAAGAATAGCCTCATTTGTATGTTCAGATCTAAACTTATTCCACTCTGCTTCATTACAATGAGCAAGTATAACACCGTCAAAATAAAGCATATCATGCTTTCCAGGAGATGGTATTCTCTTTTCTTGTGTGGCTGTTATGACTGTATGAAGAAATTCTATCTCATTTTTAAAAACCTCAACAAGCTCTACAATACCTCTATTTCCAACATTAAATGCGCCATTTAAAGATAGAACTCTAGGGTCATCTTCAGAGTATTTATCAAGCTTTGATATATCTTCAGATCCTATAAGTACACCAACATCCTGACTATTTGCGTCCATTGGAGGAACAGATGCTATTCCCCTTCTAGCTCTTTGTGAAAACGTAGATTCCTGAACTGGGAATGTCTCATATTTTTCATCATACTCATTTAAAAGCTTATATCTAGCAACTGGGCTGATATCTCCTTCAATTTTTATTCCCAACATCTCTTCAAATTTTGATCTTAACCCTCTGGGTATTAGCTGAAGGGGTTCTCCTCTCTGGGGATCACCTTTTAAATGATAAAACTTTTCTCCTTCTATTGACTTCTTTATATGTTCGATGAGTGCTGATTTTCCAGCTCCGACGGGACCCATTAACAATAGAACTTGTCTACTTTCCTCGCCTCTCAAGGCAGCAGATCGTAAAAATCTCATGACTTTTTCTAATACTCTGTCCATTCCAAAAAAATCATTTTGAAAATATTCATATACTCTTACATTATCTCCATCAAATAGCTTTCGCTTTCTAGGATTAGAATCACACATAACAGTGATTCCGTGAGAAGTAATAGTATCATAAAGCCTCTTATGAGAAAGCTTAGCTATTTCCGGATTATCATTTACTATCTCTAGATAGTCAAGAAATGTTCCTTCAAACTTTTCATCACACTTTTCTTCTCTTTGACTTTCAATAATATTTAAAAATCTTTTCTTCTTCATCTACTCCTCCACACCTATTATATCATATTTCCCAAGGTTCTTCTTCAATAATAGTAAAAAATTTAACATCTTTGGGCCAGATTGTCTGTATTTTTCTAACAACTTCTTCTGCATAGTCTAATTCCAAGTCCCTTCCATCATGATCATGTTCCAGTATTAAATCACCTGAGGTTGATATATCGGATACAAAAACCCTTGGAATTGAATTTAATCCTATATTCTTAATTAATCCGTCTCTAACAGAAATCCAACTCTCTTCATCAGATACATCATCTATTGTTATTCCGGTTTTTTTTGTAGAGTATGTAAATAAGTTTAAATCTCTACACGCATCGAGATCTAAATAGCACCTTATAAACGACTCATCCTCATGAATTTCTCTTATAAAGAAGCACTCATCTATTCCTAAGTCTTTTTCAAGCTTTTTAAATAAAAAGAAACCCAGATGATACGGATTTATTTTTCCAAGATGTGGCCTGACAACCTGATTGTGAGATTTTAAAAATGGAATATGACATGACTGTGGTAAATTTAATTCATTTAATAGCTTATAGTGCCAAAAGCACGCCCATCCTTCATTCATTATTTTTGTCTTTATCTGCGGCATAAAATAATGAGATTCATCTCTAACGATATTCAATATATCAATTTGCCAATCTTTAAAGTGTGTTCCGTGCTCTATAAGAAACCCTAATAAATCATAATCTGGCTCTAGAAGATCTTTATCTATGTCAAAATTTTTATACTTTTCAGTTTTATCATTATTAATAATATTTACATATTTTTGTTCAATTTCTTTTTTAGATAGGCGCCTTATATTATTTCTCTCTGTTTGAAATCTTACAGTATGAAGAGCATCAAGAAATGTTTCAACATAATCTATTCCTATATTTGGATTTTCAATATAGCCTTGGATTCTTTTTTTTGCATTTCTAAATCTGGATACAATAATATCAGGCCTTGTATTTTTAAATGCTCTATTATTTTTAAAGAAATCGCTGTGTCCTACACAATGAGCCATTATTAGTATCTGAAGATAGAATGGATTTTCTTTCATTAGATAGGCTATTGATGGATCAGAATTTATGATCAATTCGTACGGCAATCCTTCCACTCCTGCATTGTATAGCTGATGAGTTCTTTCAAATGACTTTCCATATGACCAGTGATTGTAGTGTGAAGGAACACCGTGATACGACATGTGTCCAATCATTTCATAATAGTCGCAGACTTCATAGTTTATCTTGTGCCAGTCTAGTCCATATTTTTCTGCAAGATTACAAATCTTGTCATCCCACTCACTTAAATCATCAAGATTCCAATTAGACATTATTGCTTTCCTCCAAAAATTTTCTTAAATTGTGGCCAAATATCATCTGGCGATTCTAAATTCACAATTCTGAACTTAGCGTCTTCAAGTTCAGAATATACTGTTGCCATTCCTCCCTCAGTCCATGCGATTCTATCTGTTTCTGGAACAATCTGAATATAACAATAAAGCTGACAAATAGATTTTAGCGTGTGAGATAGATCTATGGATTTAGCATTATCTTCTGGCCAATTATCTCCATCACTACAGTGAAATGTATAAATATTCCAAGCATCTGGGTGATATCTTTTCTTTGAAATATCAAGACACTTTTCAATTCCTGAAGATAGTAATGTGCCTCCTGAGCTTGCTCGCTTAAAGAAGTCATTCTCACTTACTTCTTTTGCTGAAATAGTGTGAGAAATAAATACAATTTCTACATTTTCATATTTGTGTCTTAAAAAATGATAAAGTAAAAAGAAAAATGACCTAGCCATAAACTTCTTTTCTTTTGTCATAGACCCTGAGGTGTCCATTACAAAAAATATAACAGCATTACTATTTTCCTTAGGTTTTACATCTATATGTCTATACTTTAGATCATTTTTATGAAATGGAAATCTCTCATCTTTATTTCTATCTAGGCTTCCCGTATATGCTGTAGCCTTTTTTCTTCTGATTTTATTCTTGAGGGTCTCTTTCTTTGAAAGTCTAGGTCTTATCCCCTTTGACCTATATCCTTTTCTTTTTATTTTATCACCCACCATATCTTTAAACTTTTTCTTTTCAAGCTCTGGTAGATTTAAATTATCAAAAAGATAATACGATAGTTCTTCTAGTGTAATTTCAACCTCATAAATCTCTTCACCCTCTTTATTTCCTGCCTTTCCGTCGCCGTCCTTTTCTTTTTTCTTTCCTGATCCTATCTTCTGTCCTTTTCTTATATTTTTACCTGGAGCAGATCCAGCACTCTTGTTTTTTTCATTATTTCCGTAAACAAATCTATACTCTTTTATTCCTCGGACTGGTATTTTAATTCTCTTCTTTCCGTCTTGACCGATAATTGATTCATCTGAAACTATATCATGAATACCTTCTTTTATTGCATCTCGTATCTTTTTCTTGTGCCTGCTCCTATCTGTTGCTGATCGATCAGCTGAGGTTTTATGATTTCTGAAGATTGACATGATTTAAATTTGAACCCTCTAACTTTCTCTTTTAATCAAGGCAGATAAATAATCTTACTCCCGGATCAGAGATTTATAAATAAATATTAAACATATTAGAAGAAGGTTGATATTAATTTAAAGAACCCTCTATATAGATAAATGATTTGATGTCTCAGTTCTTATCTAATTAATTTTTTGTATTAGAATAATTAATAAAGATAGAATGATGACAATCTCCAAAAAATATGAAAATTTTCAAAGATCATTTATAAGAATATCTGTTCTTTCAATAACAGTAATAGGACTGATATTTACAATATCCTCAGTACTGTACGGAGAGAAGCTTCCTAAAGAAAATTTCTTTAATTTAATAATGACACAATATAGAGAAAATACTTGTCTAGAAATAGATTCTGGTGAAGAATGTCATGATGAAGCATTTAAAAGACAAGCTACAGCCTCAGGACTTGGCTTTAAATCTATAGATGACTCAACTTATATTTTAACTGCAGCTCATTTTTGTAGACCAGACATGTATTCAGAATTTTCATATTTTGATGATGTTGTTTCAGATACTATTACTGTAGATTTATGGTCATTTGATATAAATGGAAATGCGTGGCAATCTGAAATAGTATTTGTTGACATTGAATCTGATCTCTGTCTTGTAAAGTCTAGCATACAAAATGTTAGAGAGATAAAAATATCAGAATCTATGCCGCAGATAGGAGAAAAAGTCTATTCTATTTCTTCTCCATTGGGAATTTCATCAAAAGGTGTCGCTCTTCACTTTGATGGAAAATTTTCAGGATGTGATGAAAGAAATAATATATGTTTCTATACCATCCCAGCTACCTTTGGTAGTTCAGGAAGCATAGTTTTTGATAAAAATAAAAGAGCAGTAGGAATGATTCAAATGACAGCAAGAGGATTTGACTCTATAGCCATGGGAGTTGGTCAAAATAGTCTTATAGAGTTTTTAGAAAAAGCATCTATAGAACTAGGAATAGACCTAATTTAAAAATCATCAGTTGAGATATCTATCATGGTTCTAACAACTGCACATGACCTATTTCTCTTTTGAGCTTTAGTTGGATCCATTCCTGGTCCAGATGTTAACATGCCAGATACCAGGTCATTTTCTTTTGCTAGTCTTTTCCATAGCTTCCTAAACTTTCTTTTTGCAATTCTTCTCTCTTGGTAGTTTAGGGAGGCTAGCATCTCTATAAGCTCTTGTCCAGTAAATGCCGGAACAATTCCTGCTTCTAGCATCTTCATTTTTGCTGTAATGTTTCTTTTAACTATAGACATTTTAAATAAAGTGGTTACTAATCCTGTAGAGCTTCACCTCGTCTTAATATTATATTCTTACTTATTATAGATAATTAAACATTATCAAATATCTCCCTTTCATATCTTACGAAATAATTATAAAATATCAGTAGCATATTTACAAGAAATTTTATGTCCAAAAAGCTCTTTATATCAAAATCACTAAACTTACCAGAAGATAAAGTTCTTCTTATTGGAGATTTTTGTAATTATTGTGCATCAGAGCTGCCTATAGATGGAGATTTTCAAATTTTTGTCGTTGATGACAGGGATAGTCATAATATTCAAACAACTGCTTATTACAACATAGGCGGAGGAATAATAAAAGTATACGGTAAAAATAGAGCTGTTGTCGACATATTGAGATCAGTAGCCCACGAACTTACACATATGATGCAAGATGAAAATGAAATGCTTTCAGGACCCATCCGGGATGCAGGTGGACCCATAGAGGATGAAGCTAATGCTCGAGCAGGAGAACTAATAAAGCTCTATGCTAAAAGTCATCCTAAGAGAAAAAGAATATATGAAAGAGTATATAGAAATATTCGCTAGACCTTTTCGCATACCTCGTCAAGCATCTCAGAAATAATTTCACTTATAATATCTCTAGTCTCAGATTCTGAAATGTCAAAGGATCCAGCTGGATTGAGTTTTTTAATGATCATTGTAGCTCTGCTAGGAGAATATGATACTGTGTCAATATTATCATTGACATTTCCTCCTATCATCCTATTATTGCCGGTATATATGTCACAGTGATTAAAGCTACCTATTTGATCCCATCCATTTCCTGATCCATCTCTGGGTCTGCACACAAGGTCACCTCTGTCCGGACCTGCTGGTAGCTCATGAGGTTGAAATGCAACAAATCCACCATGATGTTTGCCTCTATCTCTAGATTGCTTTGCCAGTCTCATATATGTGCTGTGACCCCTTGATCCCTGAAATTCTGGATCATTTCGCTGAATCCAGGAAATAAATGCAGCACTCCATGGTCTTCTAATTTCTATATTTCTATCTGGATCCTCTCCTGGAATATTTCTCCAATACTTAACTAAAGTATCTCTAACTTCCGGATCAGTCTCTACAGCATTTCCCCAGCTTGAAAGCTCCTGTTCGGCATTAAGTGCAGCATCTGTTGTATCTGATGTGACATCTTCAAATGTTTCTTCATACCCTAGCGATCCACGCTCCTCTCCGTGAACCCAGCCTTCTAAACCCTTTAGCTTCTCAGTTAGTAAAACTTCTCGTATTAAATTTCTTAGAAGATATTCATTCATAATTTTAAACGATAAGACCGCTACGCGGTCGCTGTATCGGCTCCTGTTGCTGAGTCTACAAATGCCACCATGTCTCTATTGCTGTATACCTGAACAGATTTTATAACAGCATGTACTGCATTGTTTGTTTCTTCAACTATAGAGGGATCATCACCACTTCCGAAAGGATTAAATTTTACATGTATTGATCCATTGTTAGTGGCGAACTCAATAGACTTCTTTATGTCCTCTAGTCTTGCTCCAGATATATCAAATGCTAATCCTGTTCCATGCCCTCTGCCCCCACCAGTAGAAACATGTCTCGCTATGACAAAACCTTTTTCACGTAATTTCTCAACAGCATCATCAAGATCACTATAGGTTATATTTTCTCTATCAGCATAATTTCTTATTGTCCTATCTTGATCTGATTGACTTCTCTCACCTGACGTCATGATGGCACCTGATGGAAGAAATGGCCTTAGCCAGTTCCACGCAGATAATATTGCGTCAGTAGTTTTGACACCACTTCGTATTCCAGAGCTATCAGATGGTCCATTTCCTATGTTATCTTTATTTATTTTCACATCTCCCGTAGACTCCCTTCGACTAGTAGAGGTTGAAGCTGTTTGTCTGTCAGGCGCTCTTCCTGTATCATAAACACTCTTTAGCTTCTCAGTTATTAAAACCTCTCTTATCATCTGTCTTAGAATTTCCTCATTCATACGTTGAAATGTTCCCAGCCAATTTCATCTTTTATCCACCTAAGAAGTTCCTTATGGCCTGGATGGTTTCTCCTATATCTTCTCATAAATGGTGAAAACATTCTAATTTCTGCCACATCAGAATTACTTCCAACCCACGAACCGTCTGGGCTAAATCCTGCTGTTTCATTGTTTAGTGGAAGCTTTGTGTCCATGACGACAACCACTCTTTTAATTTTTTCCTCTGGCTTAGATTGTCCAGGACCTCTGAGAGCACTTCCCATATAGTCGTACATTATTGGCACTCTTGGAATGTATCTGTGAACTCTTGCTTCAGTGCTGCTGCTCGCCACAGATCCTGGAAACAATTCTCTTTCTACTGTCCTGCCACTTGCATCCCTTCTCACCTCTCTATCAAGTGGTCCACTACCCTGGGGTGTATCCACTGTTGTCGGCACCGGTTCTGTCTCCACCTCTGCCTCTCTTGTCGATTGCAGTCCTCCGATATGCCTTAAGAATAACAATGCTCCTTCTGGATTGCCAGCAAATGTTTCACCTGCTATAACAGAAACAGCCCTGGACATGTCAGGCCACATAGCTTTATGTGAGATATCCTTCCAGTCCTCACCTAGCTCTTCAAATTTTCGCTCCAGGTGACTTTCCCACGACCCCTGTGTCCTAGGGCCCCACATTCCGTCACAGCCCCTAGATCGTGAACAAGACGGTGCTCCAACTATGGCCTGAATATCTTTTACGACCTGAGATGGCCAGTATTTACTATCTGTATACCTCCTAGACCTCGGAGTATCAGAATCTGATGTGGGATCGCCTGGCCTCTCATCCACGTCAGGAGTGCCGTCATTGTCGACATCTGTGTCATCAGCTGTAGTTACATCATCAGCGCCGTCACCGTTGTCAGCCCAGTCATCGTCGCCGACAGCGCTGTCGTCGTCGTCACCCCTTGCCTCCTGTGATCCTCTACTACCGCCTCGAGGTGGGACATCTCTGGTGTTTGTATCTAATGTTCCTTCAAGTAGAACATCCCTTACTGAAGATCTGATCACGTTTAAAATTCTCTTCGCCGCAACAGCTTCTCTAGGAAGCTCTGGAACTCTCTCTCCGATCTCTTCACCACCTCTACGTAGGCGACTCAGTGCCGCCTTAGCTAGCTCTGTCGCATCCTCTATGACTCCAGGATCAACACCACCCATAATCTGTATCATCTTATCTCTTTTTCTGCCTGCATCTGCTCCCACGCCGCTTCCGACAAGTGCATTTTTCCAGTCAGTTAGTTCATCAGCTATTGAATGACCCACCGCGGATGTAAAGTCCTTATCTAGCTGAGCCAACGCTAGAATTACAACCTCCTCAGTTGTGTCAAAAAAGCTATAATCCTTGATCGCTTGTATGACATTCCACGTGCTAAAGATGCTATCATCATCTCTTCCACCTAGTTGCCAAGGTGCCAGGGAATCTTTAACACCGTCTATAATCTTAGACCATTCTGAATTATCCTCAATGAATCCATTTTCATCAAAAGTAAGTATGATTTTACCAGCTCCCTCGAAGGATGATCCCTTTACCTCCCAGTCTCCCTTCACCTTACCTGTCTGAACACTCCCGAAACCCTGATCAAATATTATATTCTCTGTACCCCTCAGAGTGGGTTCGGCCTCTTCAGGACCAATACGTTCAATATATTCATTATGTGCAGGAGAACCCGCTCTAGGTTGACCTCCTGCTCTAATAAACTCCGCCATGGAGCTAGGATCACCTGGTGGGTAACCTAGATCATCAGCTTGATCCTCCCAGTCATCATACACGCTTTGAAGTGAAGGTATAGCGCTTGTTAGACCAGAGAGATCTTGACCATCTACGTAGACCCACTGTCTATAGTTATCCTGAAGAAAGTCCCACCAGGGACCCCACACCGTGCCGACATCTCCATTCTCTGGTATTCCAAGAGCATTTTGTACATCAATTATGTCACTCTGTGTAGCTTCATTGAGAATTCTATGTGATCTCACATTAGAGTTCTTTTTAATAATCTCTTCTCTAACTAGCGCTCTTAGCCTTTGTTCATGTATGTTCACTTTTGAGGCCTCCATTTCATAATTATTCAGAATTTAAATGATTTTTTAATCACGTGTAAAGATGGCTTTATTATTATACAATTAAATAGGAGTTAAAAGTGACAATTTTAATCATTATTTTATGCACAGTAGCTGCTTTAGCATCTCCTCATGATATAGCTATGTCTAATATTGAATTTAATCATGAGCAGACAAGGACTATAACAATTGGTTCCACAAGTGTAGAAATCTCATATCATGGGCAGTCAACAAGTGAGGCATCTGAGGTATTTAATCATATTTCAAGATCAATTGATATTCTTCCTGATTTTTTAAATAGCGGCACAAAAACCTGTAAGACTGTAGATCTAGATGTATATCACATAGACTATCAAGATATTAATGATAGGTCTATCATGTCATTTATGAGATGGGAATCTCTTGGAGTCAATAGGATAACTGGTGCTTATGACTCAATATTCTCGCCTATTGGAAGGGGATCTATGTTTATAGCTAGATCTGAAAATAGCGAGGCTTCCTCACTAAGAGTTTCACATGAGGTTGCTCATTACTGGCAGGATATAACCTGCCTCTCATCCGGGCTAGAAGATCAGGCAAGAAGATTTGAAAAATACTATATCAAGATGCTTGAGGATCGTCAATTGGTGTCACGTTAGCAAATGCCCTGCTAACTCTTACGGGATTTTTAAGAACATCTTCTTCCTCAGCTTCTTTTCCTGTGTCACCTAGCATCTGCTTATCTGAGTGTTTATAGTGTGGCTGAACGGTTCCCCAGCCGTGAAAGGCCTTCTTCTCCATTCTGCCAAGTTCTTCGACCACGAGCTTAACAATTTTATCAATATTTTTCATTATGATATCTATGGCTAGAAGTTAAATGATTGCTGTCTATCATCTTCACCACTAAAAAAGCTCTTTGCTCTATCCCACAGTCCGCTAGCTACGTCACTTGTTCCTGATAGTGCCTCACCCACGTCAAATTCGCAGACCATATTTTTAATTCTTTCTTTTAGCCCATCTGCTAGGTCTCCCCTGAGAAGAGAATTTGTGAGATACTCTCTAAGTGAAGCATTCAATCTTGAATCGGGATCCATTCCTAGTGCATCAATAACACTATTTATGACAGGCTCGACACCAGTTTCTGCTATAGCATCTATAAAGTTATCAGCAAATACCTGGCATCCAGCTGATGTAAACATATCTTTAAATTCTTCAATAGATGTATTCTCAATTAGGTTTGCAACAACTCTTGCTAAAAATCCTTGTTCATCAAACCCTAGTTTTCCTATTATCCATTGAGCTATATCATATTTAAATGTTTCAATGAATCCGCCGCCGAATCCCTTTATTACGTCCCAAATGCCTTCATTGATTTGTTGTTGCGTATATCCTTCCTCTGCCATTCTACAGGCCTCTCTAAGGCATGCCTCTTTATGCCTGACGTGCTCTTGTAGAATTTGTTTTTCTTCTAGTATGATCTTTCTTATATAATTGGAATTTGCATCAACTGTATTCATATCAAATTACTCCTGAATAATACATATTATCTATTTTAATTAATATTATCCTATTACATTCATTAACCACAATATAAGTCCCATTATAAATTGAATTGTCAAAAATATCGCTATTGACTTTGTTTTAAATTGCTTAAGTCGGTCAACTTCATTAATAAGATCCTTCATTTGTGCAGGAGATGCTACGTCATCTATTCTTGACTTCCAGAGCTTGATATCATCAAGCTCTCCCCTAAATGAAGATATTTTAGATACCTCTGTCTTTATTTCCTCATGAGTTATTCTAAGGCTCTCGTAGTTATCATTTAGCCTCTCAAGCTCTTTTAAGACATGCCTTGACCATTCATTCCAGCCATTTTGTTCATTATCACTAGACATAATACCCCTGGAATTAATTTGTTGTCACGTCATTTTTACTTGATATTTTTTTAGAAACCTCTAGAGATGTTTTATCACTTTTTATTTTTTTCACAAAAAAATCTTTAACACTAATCATAGGACATGGTTCATTACAGCTTATAAGCCTCTCTGTCATATCTTTAAGATATTTTAAGCTCTTAGAGGACATTACTATGGAGCCGACTGTATAAGAGACTCTATGGCAGCGACCCTTTGTTCAAGATCTGCTAGTTTAGACTCTGCATCCCCAGCAAAGTCCTCTAATTCATCAAACCCTCTAGCTTGAGAATAGTCTGAAATAAATCTACCACCTGGTACTAGCGGTGTCGCGATAGCCTTTGCTAGTGAGCCAAACCTTCCCTCTTCTAGATCTCCAGACTCCTTAATAAGTGAAATTTCTTCACTTATTATTCTCATTAATTTTTTCTTTGAAATCTTCATTTTATCCTCATATAGTTCGATTAAGATTAAAAGTGATCAACGTCCTTTATACATATAAAATTTATTACAATTTTTCCATCAAATAATTGCTATCCTGAAACATCAGCTAGGTCAGTTTGTTTTTGAGTTAGCATTCTTAGCTGGTCTCTGTCAACTGTCGCTTGAGCTCCTTTGTCGGTTTGCATTTTTGCAGTTGTTGCTCGGATCTCATCATCAACATCTTCTTCTTCCTCTCCATGGGCTGCAGCGTCCTCTTCGTCTATATTTTCTCCTGCAGGAGTTGGAATACCAAGATCACCCGGATAAGCTACGTCAGCTGATCCGCCCTTTCCAGCCTCAAGGATACCTTGAACCTCTTCCTTGATGAGCCTTCTTAATTGTCTACGTGTGATACGCATTACCAAGTGGTTCCCCACTTGGCAAGGGTGGCCGCCTTCGCGCTCTGATATGCGTGGGACTTCTCGGCCCAGGGACCGGAGTGGTAGGTCCATCGGCCGGTCAGACCGGGCAGCTCTGGTCGCCCGGTAAAGACCACCGTTGAGCCAGGGCCGTGAGAGGCCACCTGCTCTTTCCACAGTGGGAGGTCATCCTCTGAGTCGAGTGTACTCCACCAGTCTCCGCCCCCGGCGTCAGATACCTTCATGTTACCGTCCTTATCAGGTTGCCACGTGAGTTCCTCTATAGGGATGGGCTCAGGTTTTGAAGGATCAGGGCGGGGAGGCGAAACATATGTCCGCGTCCCTGGCGAGCGCTCTTCCCAGTGTCCCTTTGCCTTGTACGAGCCTGGCTTGTAAGGCTCATCTCCTTCATCGTGCTCGGTCTCGGTAAGGTGGGATATCTCTTCCTTGATGAGTCGTCTTAATTGTCTACGTGTTATTTTCATTTTAGCTTCCAAGAGTGATAGTCATTGGTTCCATAGTAAACAGGCTTATCGGATTCATCTAGATCTAAATGCTCTCTAACAATTTTGCTAGCTTCTCTTTGGATATCTGTGCTTTGTTTAAGTGCGGACTGTTGTGCTTTCATATGAAATTGCTTATTAACTATATTGAATTGATAGTAGCTACCCTTCTGTCCTTTATATATTTCGTATGTAAAGGCACCTTTTTGTACTTGTTCACCAGCTAGCTCGCCTAATTTTTCAATTATTTTTTCTGTGACAAGTTTATAGGTAGTTTCATCATTGCCCTCATTAATCACAATGCTTAGTTCTTCCTTGATTACCTGTCTTAATTGTCTACGTGTGATCTTCATGAAATAGTCCCTACTTTAGAGCCTTCCTTTTGGTGATTTTCATAGTGTATCTTCTACCCACCCTCTAATAACTGACTCATTCCATCCATTTATTCCATAAGCAAGATTCATATCCCTATCTATTACAACAAGTGTGGGCCATGAGGTAATTGGATAACCATCTTGAGCTGTAAGATCGACCATGTCTCTGCTTCCTACTAGAACCGGGGATGTCTCTATACCATAAGTATTTGCCCAATTTTCAATATCCTCTAAAGTTGGATCTCCGCCTGTTGCATTATCTATTAATACAGTCACCCATAAAAATCCATTAGGTCCATATTCATCTTGAAAATCTTGAACATCTGGAGCAATATTTTTACATACACTGCACCACATCGTGGAAAAATCTATTACCATAACTGTTGCGAAATTATCATAAAGTGTAAAAGTATCTCCAAATTGATCGACTAGTGAAAAATCACAAGGATGACTTCCCACCTGTTGATTACACTCACTCCATGTGACATTTGTAGGAGATCCTCCATGTATATCAGACCCTTCCGGCTCGACTGGCTCCTCTTCTTCAACTGTATCTTCAGTGTCTTCTGAGGATTCTTCGACAATGACATCCTCTTCACTTACTGTTTCTTCTTCTACACCAGTTTCAAGCTGTGGTGCGCAACCTACTAAAATCATTATAGCCGTGGCAATAAATCTCATATCTCAATATCTCCAGTTCATATAATATGTATTCAATAGCTGTAGGAAGTAACTTTTTATTTCTTATCATCTCTGAGAAGGAACATAGATGTGAAATTAAAACCTGGGCAATTAATAAAGTTAGTTACAAAAGGATTGATGTATACAAAAGATGGCTTTGCTGCTGGGGGAAATGACGGCTGTGGTGGATTCACTATCTTTGAAACCATACGACTCTCTACATACCCTTCTTCTAATGACTTTATTGGAAGATCTGAAAAGGTTTCTCATGGTGATCTTGCAATTTTAATAGACTATATTGGAAGACCGCACAATGTTAAGCTAGATCCAGACTGGTTTTACTATGATGTGTATAGTGTGCTTATAAGGGGAAATGTTATGCAAGTTTTTAAACAAAATATAGAACTAGTTAATTAAAACTCTGTTGTATTTTCACTTGAGCCTCCTCCAAGACCAACACTGACATCAAGAATCACAAACTGCTTCTTTTTGTCTCTCATAACATATCCAACATTATCATATCTCATTTCATGTGGAGCTATTCCAAAGTAAGACATAGCTTTAGAAACTTCTCTAAACGTGGGATTTTTCCATAGCTCTGTAAATTTTTGTACAACTTTCTGTCCCATGGGATTGGTGCTTAATTGTTCAACACTCTTATTAAATTTATCCGGCTCTGCATCCCAGTCACCGACATCATGAAGCTCCTTCATTTCTTTTGCGTATTTAGAACCCATATCTAAAAGAAGTATCCACATCATCTGGCCCGCCGGAAAACTTATTTCCGGAAAGAACTCTGACATCTCTTTTGCGCTATTGAGTGTATTAACTTTCTCTGAAAGTATCCAATTACCCTCGGGATCTCCTGGATAAACTTTTGGAAATATGTCAAATAAGCTATTCTTGCCACTCTGAGCTTCTGCTACATTTGTTCTTCTAGCGAGATCTATATTTCCGGCATTCTCATCTGCTGTTTCATCTGCCCATGTATTAGCATTTCTCCATGAATTTCCCATTCCATGTGCTATCTTTAGAACAAATTCTCCGGCAGTGGGATGTTCATATACAAACCTGCTATATCCACCCTGTACTCTCTTGAACCCTGATTCTTCTGCAGCCTCAATAGGATGAATACCAGAATCAATAAGAGATTTAAAGTTAGCAAACCCACCTCCAAAATATGATATATTTTCTGTTAATATTCTTGATATAATTTTCTCTAAAACATTTTTTTCCATCATTCCCATATTTTTGAGCCAGCTAGAGATTTGAATATTCACAGGTTTGTTGCTTGTAAAGCTCTTACTAGGACCTTCGGGCCAACCTCCATGCGATGTTGGTCTGTCAAGATATAGATTTTTTTTAGTTCCCAATTCGTACGCTTCTTCTGGATGAGATCCAGATTTTTTAAGTTTTTCTTTTTTCTTTTTCTTTTTTCTTTCATTTATGGTTAGCTGAGATTCTACTATATCTTTTGCCCATGATATAGCGTGTGCAAGATATGGGTGAATATTATATTGAAGATCTTCCCAAGACATCCACTTAATTCCGTGATGCTCATATATTCCTGTCTCTGGATTTGGCTTTATTTCACCTTCTTGTGATGTCTGTGCTATATAGAGTGTTACATGATTTGCCTTTATGCTTGAAAGTCCCCATCTAAAATTTAAATCCGATATTCCAGCCTCTTCAATTGTCTCTCTAACAGCTGCATCAAGGCTTGATTCACCTGATTCAATTTTTCCCTTAGGAATATCATATCTTCCATATATTTTTAATCCCAATACCTTCCATTCATTGTCAATTTTTCTTACAACAACAATTCCCGCACCGGGAGATTTTTTATCTTCTTCTAGCAAGACTAATTCATTTAGTCTAGCTTTTGGATATCTTTTTATCAAATAATCTACCCACCTATCTCTGATTTTTTTCATAATCGGGTCCAGATCATTTCTAGAATAACCAAGGCTGATTGCAATATTGTATACATTTAAAAGATATTGATCAATCACATCTAGTGCTGAGCTTTTTGTCATCTTTGCTTTTTTATAAAGTCCAGTCACATATGCTTTTGTTTCAGCCTCACTAATAAAGTGATCTAATAGATTTTCTAAACTGCTCCACTTATCATCTGGTGGAATGCTTAGTGTCTCTGTGTCATCAGAGCTATGCTCTAGCTCATGCCTAATTGTTTCTTTAAGCTCAGGTATTAAAATAGAAAATAGAGAAAATTCATAATCTCTTGGAAGATCAATAACCATATAAAAGTCTGAATTTTCTCTATTAGTCGTATTAAAAACATAGTTTCCTGCTATGTCAGCATAGTTTTCATCGTTTGTTGAGAGAACAATATAAAAATCTCTAATATTATCAAGATCAGAAATTATTGAATCTATTTCCAAAGGATTTTTGAGTTGAATTTCTTTGTCAGGTGAAATAGATGATAAGGTATCTCTTATCTCTTGATCTTTTAATAGTTGAACTATTTTTCTTGACAGAAGTGTAGAGTATTTTTCTAACTTTCTGCCTCTTATAATAGAGCTCTCAATAATAAGATAAAGATTTTTATCAGATACTTTCATCTTCTCTTATTGCCTCTACTTCTTATAATTATAGTGAAGGATATCAAAAATGAAGTTCAAATCAGGAGATCTTGTTGCAATTGTTAGCACAAGTGGTAAAATAATTGATAATTCCTCAGCTTTAATTATAAGCGGAGGGCTTGGATTTCCTATAGATCTTAAAGAAAGAATTGAACCAGAGGAAACCTATACAATTCTTTATGCAGGAGACATAGAGTATAGCGTTTCATCAGAGTGGTTAACACTAATATCACCTCATAAAATCTAGATATATATTATTCTCCTGAGATAGTGTAGTCATTTATTTCACCTGAACCCACACCATGTCCCGGGCCAAATGCTGAATGAGGATCTAGGCTTCCTAAATTAGGAACTCTCGCCTGTCCCCCAGATACCCAGCTATCATGAGATTCACTGGGATGTGCTTCACCACATGATTGTCCGCCATGATCACTGTGGAGAACTTCCATTCCCGTATCATAGTCATGATCTTCATATTCCTGCTCACTGGAAAGATTATTAACAATATCTTCAAGTGCAGATCTAGTCACAGGGCATGATGTATCATTTGCTATAGCCATAACAGCCTTAAGTGCTTCTTGTTTTGTAAGTGGAGAACCAGGTCCATCATCAGGAAGTACGTCAGGTGAAACTCTAGACATAAGATTAACATCACCATGTCCATCACCTTCAGCTCCAGCAGCACAAGGACCGCACATCTCTGTGACGATGTTGTTAATCTCGTTTAATATAATCTCTCTAAGATATTTTTTAGTTACTCTCACGATCTCTCCAGCTTAATGATCCGACAGGAATTTTTCTTGATCCTGGAAAAGGTTCTGTCATAAATTCTTCTTTTTCTTCTTCACTAGGACTATATGATCCAGGATTAAGTATATCTGCAGCATAAACTATAATCTTATATGCCTCTTCTTTACTCCACTCAGATGATAATGTTGAAGCCAGATTCTCAGATGCTTGAAGAATTTCATATTCTCTCTCTGAATCCTCATAGACTTCTTTAATAAGCCTCTTAAGCATTTTCTGAGAGACTTTCATTATATTTCTCCCTCATCATACGCCAGTACAGTTCTATGGATAATACTGCTTAGGGCTGCATCAAACCCTTCTTGTATCTCTATTTCTCTAGGCCATGCTTCTTCACCCGTGTCAGATGAGTGAACAATATCTCTAACCTTCATATATAGCCGTGCTATTGGATCAATTGAACCACGAGTCCTAGATTGAATAAGATTAATAGACACATCAAAAGCCTCATCAGATAGAGATCCCCATCGCTCTTTAGATCTCATTTCTTCTTCACGTCTTTGCATAGCTTGAAGAGCTGCAGGCTCTGGAGCATCAAATAGATTAGAGCTTTCAGTCTCATCTGTGACTTCTTCACTCTCTATTTCTTCAAATGCCTCTAGAATAATTCTTCTAAGTTCATTTTGTGTAATCCTCACAGCTATCTCCAAATAGTAATTCAGATATAACTATTTACTTCGCCATGAAATAATATGACGTCAACATGCCCATTACACCATTATACAACTGAATAGGGTCCCTACCATGCGATAAAAAGTAGTGCACCAAGAACAGTTGCTAGTAATGAGTCAGTATTCAATTTATTATCGTAAGTGACGGTGATGCCGATGCCTTTGCCCATGATGATGTCTATTGACTGGGGGACCCTGCTTGTGTGTTCTATATGACTTACCAAGAGCTTTATGATTCCAGTATCCTCCATTCCATCTATATTTTCTAACGATAGTATTTTTTCCTACACCGTACTTTAGATATGACCAGTAACCAGGAACCCAAATCCACCCAGATTGAATGCTGACCGAAACTCCGGTTCTAGCAGGTGTGTGAGCGTGTGCTGCACAGCTAGTTCCAAAAAAACTCAGGGCAGCCAATAGCATAAACTTCATGTTAAACTCCTATATATGATGCTTACATATATTAAAAGCTTTAGGGCTGCCTTTCATTCAATTTTTTATTAAAAAAGTTTATTTATTTTTTCTTCTCTTTTAAATATTGACAAAGATATTACCAAATAGTTTTCTATGTTGAAGAAGTAACCTCTTCCCAATCTGTACCATTATAGAAATTTAACTTATCTGAAGTAGTGTTGTAAATCATTAGGCCCGGCGCAGGAGAAGATATATTATCTCTCTGTGTAGTTGTCAGTCTGGGAGGTAGAAATCCTTTAGTCGTTGATGTTACTTCTAGCTGGGCGGTATCATCTACTCCTGTGTCGCCTATGATCACACCATAATCTGCATTAGAAGAAAATGACATCTCGCCTGCATCATAGTCAAACTTCCAAGCATTTTTATATGTAGAGCCATCATAGCCCCAAAACCAAAACACGGGAGTGGAATCACCCCTGTGCACAAATGACCACTGCCCTCCAGGGGAGGTAGCTGCCTGCTTTCTGAATGTGAGATACGTCGCATCTCCAGGATTACCATCAAACATCATTCCGCCGGAATCAGCAGATGATGAAACGTGCAGCACGCTCGTGGCGGGCTCACACCCTATGCCGACTCGAACATGTGAAATGTCTGCACGTACGTGAATAGCTGGCTTAGACTGTCTAGGGACCTGAACAATAAACGAAGAGTTGTTGGAAACCTCGACACCCATAGAGCCTGAAACAGTTAGCGCTAAAGGCTCCGTCTGCGGATTTGTTCCTGTGCGAGGCTGAGGTCCTACTATCTTAGTGGTTCCCACCATAGAAGTATTTCCATTTATCTCTACACCAGAACCAGTCTCTTGAATTAATCCTTTTAACTTTGTGTATATTATCTTTATGGACAAATCAAACTCCCAATGCTAAGTCACAACCACATACTGTAATTATTTTATATTAATGGCTGTTTACTGTAAAGCATCAAATGAATAGAGAGTTTTTAAATGTTTAAACAATATTTCACCTTTTATTTTATAACTATTTCGCTAGGGTAAAAAAAAAAGGCCGGTCTTTCGACCGGCCTTAAATGGGGAAAAGCGCAGCATACCTCGCTTTTCATTCTCGTGACCCTCAACTCCGCTTGAATTCGAAGCTGTCCCTTTTGGTTAGAGGTGCACACACCGACCTGTAAAGCCGTTCACGAGCTTTCTCCCTGTTCTTAGGCTGTAATACCTACGGAACAGCACGCCCTACTATCGCCATGACATTCTGTGTTCCCTTGAGTGAGCTGTACACTTCACCTCGCGGTCGCACGCCCTGCTTCCAAGACCTTGGGAGCATGTCCACAGGACCCCTTTCGGGACGGTGGTCTTGTTGCCAATTCCACCAGAGAGACTTCTGTCACCGACAGTTAGATTCTGAAGAGAGTTAACCCTTCTTCCCAAGACATTATAGCCTTTCGGCTTCTTGGTTTGCCCTTGTCCCGTTTCCACGATGAATCTACAAGTCCGTGGATACCTTCAGCAGCACTTCCTCAGCGGAATGAGAACTCATGCATCAGGTCGCTGAACGACTTCGGAAGTTCCACCTCCCTTGACTCGTTCCTCCTCTTAGTGAAGCGGCATGACGTAAGAACGCCACCTTCTCCATCGGAGTTTTCTCTATCCCGTCACCCGAAGGCTTTAGGTCCAGGAGCCAGTAACTCCACCTGGATTTTTGGACCCGAGAACATGGGTCACATAAGTTTTCAAAGAACTATAGAAGTATACACCTTCTACTTGCTTTGTACAAAAGTATAAAGCTTTTCTGCCTCTACGATGATATCTTCAGTCGTGTAAGGCGCAACAGCTTGACGCTGACCTTCTGGCTTGAGATGTTCATTCTCAAACTGTCGGTTAACCTTATCACAAACGATGCCAATCGCCATCCCGAGCAAATCAGTGCGGAGCTCGTACCCGCTTTTATTTTTTTCACCCATTTTTATTCTCCTTCGTGTGTGTGTGTGTTATGAGTGTGAGGCACCTATCTCACTATGAACCCGTGCCTCCCTGCGGTATAAGATAAGTCTACTCAGTAGAGAAATTCGTGTTAAGGAATCCCTGTAGTGCTCGCGCTTCCTTGAAGGTCATCGTGAGTGAGGACGTTCCTACGCTGTAGCGATCAGTATCACTGTTTGTGCTGATCGTTACTATGTTAGACCCTGCCTTCTTGGCGGTGGGGTTACTGTTGATACCGTACGTAAAACGCCTGGTAGACTTTGACTTATTATATGACATGCTATATTTTCTCCTATCTTGTTGTGTTATTAATCTAGCAATATTGGCAGTCGTTACCAATTGAAACAATTATATCAAGATAGGGGGCGGTTTATAATAAAAAGATCATAGTTTTTATATTTTATTTACGCCGCGAGGATTCGAAAATTTTTGGCCCTTGAAAAATTTTTACAGTAAAACGTAGAGCTAGCTAGTCGTCTTTACTCTTAAAGTAATTCACCTGTTTCTCACGTTTCTCTGCATCCTCTCTAGTGTCATACGTTCCAAGGTTCTTACCCGCCTTAGATACTAACCTATACCTCCCGTCCGGAAGCTCACGGATCGTCTCTCGCACTATGTGGGTTGCCTCCGGGAGATTGGCAGGCCTGGCCATCTGCATCTGGTCAGAAGTTATGTGATTTTCAATATTTCGTATGCGCTGGTCAAAATCTAATAGATATCTCCCAACGACACCGGCAGGTAGTATCTCCATGTCATCCCAGTCCATACCAGGAACCTTTGACAGAGGTATCTCAACAGCACCCGGTACGCTAGTTGCTGTTTCTGTCAGCATGTGGATATCCTCAAGTATGAGATGTCTTAACTGGCTCTTTGATATCTTCACTAACTATCTCCTCATCAAGGTGCTTCTGGATCTGCTAGCTTAGCCTGGGGATATTTCGTCTTCATCTGCTCTACCCATGGCTGTATCTTTGCAATGGCATCTTCCGCGCTAGTTGCACCTCTTACGCTTTGTGTGTCAACAATGGTGCCACCCTCTACTGTAGTCACACGAGCCTCAAGCACCCACATGTTTGGTAATCCAGAGATGGCATCACAAGGAGTACCGACAAGTATGAGGTGTGTGGCAGGAACTGTATGCTGCGCATCCTGCTCAAGGATGATCCGCCTTATGATCTCACTTAGCTGATGTCTCCTCATTTTCATGTGTTATCTCCTCCAGCGACCAGTTCTCACTCCATAGGCGAGACGATCTATTTCTGCCTGGGACTTGGGCGCGGAGAGCCGGATAGGCTCTATATCCTCTAGCTCCTCCTCAGATACATCCTCCTCCTCTTCAGGATGTATGCCTATGAGCTCACCTAACTGCACCTTATACCTTACTCCCTCCGGGGTCTGAGGGGTCCAGGCATCGTATAACTCTCTAACACGATCTGATAGGTCTACGTCTGGAGATTCCTCACCTGTCACCTCGTACCTCTCCTCAGGACCGAAGCCAAAGTGATAGTCATCGTGTGACTCTAAGAGTGACTGTCTTGTCTCCTCTCTTATGATATTCTTTAGCTGGCGCCGTGTTATCTTCATGTAGTTGTCCAGTTATACGTTGCCATCAGTCCTCCGGCCTCAAGGCTGATGGCTCCCCTACTAATTCAAATGAAATTCTAGCGTTCGTCGCCATGTTCCCGCCGGCTGCAAATATCGTCATTAAGATGTTACTGCTGTTAGGTTTCGATGATCCCTCTATGCTCGCTCCGTAGAATATGGCATAGTGCGGTGCCTCGTCTACTCTTGTGTCTCTATCAAATGACTTAGCCTTGAATTCCAGGCGAGACATGATTTCTGCAATTTTATCAACAAATGCACGTGCCCTGGGTTCAAAGCACTCTTTTCGGACTTTACCCCAGTTGGGTGATTTGCTGTCGTAGCCTTCACAGGGTTCAGAAGACTTACCGATTGTGACTTGATAGTTGGGAACACCCTGATCAGGCCCCATGAAGTACCACTCCCATCCTGCTGGTGGACCAAAAACATATATTATCGGGGATCCTGATGTCTCTCTCGTAGCTCTATCCTCTACGTCAAAGCCCAACGACTTAAATTGATCACGAATATATGTAAGCCTCCGATCACCCACACCACTCCCTGGCTCACCTGGCGGATAGTATAGTTCACGACCGGTCTTTTGATCGATCTGCTCTACAAGTAATGATAGCTCCTCTTTAATGATTCTTCTTAGATGTCTCTTTGTGATTTTCATGAATAGTCTCCCTTATAGCCTAGATCCATACGAGTCTCATCTTCAGCTTCGACATCTTCTACACCAGATGTTACAGGAAATCGACCACCTGATTTAATCTCCGTAAATACTCCGGCTAGAAAATCTGTAAGTGCTGGATACTTTTCAAGCTGATATCTAACTTCCTGACCGTACTCATACTCGTCGTCCTCATCTAGCTCGCTACCCGTTTGCATCTGCATGCCTGTCATAATGATACCAGTCAACATCATGATGTTATTCGACTGTTCATCATACTTTGCCATTTGATAAGATGAGGCCTCACTGACAATAAGCTGTCTAAGCTGCCTCTTTGTGATTTTCATGGATACTATGTCCCCTATACCTCTATAACTATCTTGAATCGTAGCAAAATTTTCTCCGGAATTTTTTGGGTAAAATTAGCCTTTTTTCTTTTCTGTGTGGTTTCGGAATTTTGTTTACCACGTGTCCTGGACCAGGAGAGGTAGTACCCTTGTTGCCCTCCCTGCAGACACACATAGAGCTGAGTCAAAGGTTTTCAAAACTCCGGAAATTGGTAAGTAGACTAAACCCCGCTCCCAAGGGCCCCCGGCAGGGCTGAGCTTGCAGCCCCTAAGGGGGCCAGGGCGCGCCCCGGGCGTGCCCCCCAGGGCATTTTGGGTCTCTAGAGAGGGGCCCCCTCCAGCCCCTTTGCACGAGCGTAGAGGCCCCCTCTGCAGCCCATTCCTAGCCCCACAGAAAGGGCCCCCGGCCCCAAGGATGTCTGACTCGTGCTAGTCCCTGAATGTTTCGTTGGCCATAGCTACCAACGCCATACACCACAGGCCAGCGAAAGCTGATGCTCCGATAACTGACATGGTTCTCCTCTCCTGATTGAGTTGCGTAAAGACAGGAATACTACAGTCTCCTATGTGGCTGTATACCCCTCTTGTGTTTTTATTTATTACCGCGGCAGATTCACCCGGTTGAACCTCATATTGACGTTGAGACCACCACCGATCCACCGACGGAACATGGCGAATGCCTCGGACAGAGAGTAGGTGGAGTGATACAGTGTCTTTCCGACGTAGATGTCGTAACGCATATTGTGTCCTCGTGTGTAAGGGCGGTGGCGGTCCGGGTTACCCGGACCGCCGATGTTGTGCCGAGTCGCCTAGCTGGCGTCGGCGGCGGGGGTCAACCGAGCCAGCGGAAAGAGCGCCTTGCACTTACGTGCAATTGCGATTCGCGCGCCGCGGGTGAAGTAGAGTTCGTCGGAGACCTTGGTCCCCTCGCGAACGTCCTCGGCGATGCCGAAGCCGACGACCTCAGGCATCCGAGCCTTCGAGCCGTTCCAGTTCACCTTGAAGCGGTCGGGGTACCGCTGGTCGAGGTTGTTGGTGGCGATGAAGTCGAAGACGTTGCCGTCCTTGTCCGTGCACGTTCCCTGCACGACCGCGGTCAGGAGACCGGACTTCGGGTGGGCGCCGTCGCGCGCCTCAGTGGAGGTGATTTCGAATTCGTAACTACTGTTGGCAACTGCCATGATGGACTCCTTGGTTTTTGTCCAGTGGAAGGATTTATTCCTTCCGTGTTTACATTATACCACGTATTGCTGCGCTATGCACGCTACCCAGCATTGAAAGATGCCAGGATGACCACAGCTCCGTGGTATCCCGGGCGAGGCGACGTACCGATGAGTTCGACTTCCAGGCTATCGATGTCACACGTCCAGCTGTGGTCCTCACACCTCGACTCCTCCGGCACGTCGGTGTCTCTGTTCACCCAGTGCCACCCGCGGGTGTCTTCATTCCACACGTAACGTCCGCGGGGATGTAGTCGACGTGCCGCTGCGCTCTCCGGTGCTGCGCAGACGAAGCTGTCAAACTCGTCGTAATCGATCTTATCGCCCTCGGGCCTGCTGACTCTGAATAGCTTCATCACTTCACCTCCCTGATCTTCGCGTCCCCGACTCGGCAGCCGCTGATATCTCCCCACTCACGCCACACCAGTCCCCTGGCCTCCAGGGCATCGTATGCCTTCACGGCCACGAAGGCCTCATTCTTCACGGCGTCACCGCGTCCGTCCAGGCGGTCATCGGCATACGCCCACCACTCAACTGGGACGAGGTATTCGACCAGCTTCAGGCCGGCCTCCTGTGACTCACGCCACCTCTGCATACTGGGTTGATTCCGGGCTGTGTAGATTTTGAGTTCTGCCACTGTGGGCCTCCTTGGTTGGTGCCTACATTATACCACTACTGTGGTCTGTTTGCACGCTCTATTCCGAGGTATCGCTCCGCGTCCTTTGCCCAGCCGTCGAAGTCATAGTGCGCCCACCTCATCGCCCTCATGAAGTTCTCAACGGTTGCAGGAACGACGAGGAACTTACACTCCGTGTCCTCCTCGTGAGCCAGGTCAGAGAACACCACAGGCGTAACTGGGTCACGTTCCCCCTCGACAAACAGGTCAATCGTTCCGCGGCTCAGGACCTCCCGGCTTCCGCAGCTGTCGTCCAGAGCGAGGCTTACCGTCTTCTTTCCCTTCCGAAAGCAGACGCAGACAGAGGAACCGTTGTGCACCACGATGGGCGGGTGTGCGAAGATCATGTGTACTCCTAGTCTACGCCGATGAAGACGACGTGGGCGGCTGCCGCGATGTTGATCACCGGTCCCGCACAGATGGCAAGAACAAGCCAGAGCGCAGCCCAGGCCCACTTACCGTAAAAGAATTGTCCCAGTCCCGGGATAAGAAAGGAGCAGAGCGCTCCAAGTGCTACCTTAATCATGTGGTTTCTCCTTGATGTATCCATTATACCATGCCTAGCGCCGATTGGCACGCGGGTCTGAGATCCACAGGACCACCCACACTATGACGAATCCTGTCAGGAATGAGAGAACATATGACATCACCACCTCCACCGGAACTCGACGTACCATCCACCGCGAAAGTCATAGCGCAGGACATGATTGTATATCTGCTCTCTCACAGTCACTCCGCCGGCATGAGTGCTGAGTCGATGTGCCGGCTAGGCGGCAGATAGAGAGGCGGTCCACCTCGTGGGTCGGGACGGCTGTCCCACGCGACGAGAAGAAAGCCCAGGCTGGGACGCCTATCGACTACAGTTCCCTTGATGCTAGGGTAATCCTTGTGCACTACCCTGTCTCTTATTTTGAATCTCACGATTCCTCCTTGGAAAGCGTAGGAGGGACCTAGCCCGTAGGCTCCAGACGGTCACCTTGTTCCCTATGGGGAGGCAACGCGAGCAGTGTCCCTGCCTTGTACCTACATTATACCACAGCCGGGGTCATATTACACATCTGGAGGTGCTCAACAATCCACTCATCAGGAGTGTCAGTATTCTCCGGGTGCCAGCTGGACTGGGTTGCGATAGCATATGGCATCTCCTCAGTCTCACAGAAGTGATGCTGGAGCTTGGAAAAGCCTGACTGCTCGACTTCGCTGTCCTGACAGTCGCTGTCAAGGCACCGGTCGATGGCGTCGATCTCAGGTTGGGTGAGGCCTGCTGCCTCGTAAATGTCTTGAATGCTCATGATGTTTCCTTTGTTGTAAATGGTGATAGGGTTCCCGACTTCCCTATCTAGACACAGCCTGTAAGGTCAGTACTTCGACCACGCTTACGCAACCACGAGTTTGGCTTCAACCGGCAAGCCACCGAAGTGCCCGGTGATCTATCCAAATCTCTCTGGCCTGTGTCCCCCACAAGTTTGAAAAGAGAAGGAGGAGGTGGGAATCCGTCTGCTACGGTACGAACATCAATCATCACTAACTACAGATGATGTTCTCGGCGAGATCTGGGTTCTGAGTTAGCTTAACCAGATCGAGGCCTTATCTACGTTGACTGCCGATTCCCACCGGCTCTGGCTACCGTCGCAGCCAGCCTCCTTATGTCTCCATTATACCACAGCACCCATCCCTTTGCACGATCAGAATCCCTGAACTTCGTATGCGAAGTCCTCCGGGTCACACCCAATATCCCGAGCCCGCTGCTCGACACTTGCGCCATTCAGCACGTTGATCGCGTCGATGATGGGCTCCATCTCTCCCACCTCGCCGAGAAGAACCTGAAGCTGTTCGTGTGTCATGTCATAAACACACGATGAATCTCTCTCATACCTCTGGACGAGGACATATCTTTCTACTGGTAACACCTTACCTCCTTGGTGCCTACATTATACCACAGCGCGCAGCGCAATGCACGGGTTGATCACCAGAGACAGCTCACCCCCGCGAGGATGCAGATCAACACGAGGCATATGAGAAGTACCGTGGCCTCCACTACCACTCCGGATAGTCGAGGGGGCAGCGACCCATGAACGACTCAGGGTACCGATTCATCGTCTGTCGAGCACTCTTGAGTCGCTTGTCGAAGCACTGCGGACACCTATCGAACGTCTTGAAGTCCCGACGGTCTGGGGTGGTTGTGGGTTGAACATCTGCTCCCGTTTTCCCGCAGTCAATGCAGGTGAGTTTGTCAGCCATGTGGCTTCCTCCTTGATAGTAGATCATTTTAGTTATGCTCCCATGGCCTGCCAGCAGCATATCGAAGTTCCTCCTCACGGGCGACGCGCTCGTTGTTGAGCCGGTTGTACAGGTCATCGAGTCCCTCCGCTTCATCTTGGCATCGGTCCGCTGCACCTCGTCGAACGGCCTCGCGAAGTCCAGCACTCGTATTATTACATGCCACCATGAGTAGCGCGATGTCTCTATCTGAAAGGTTCATCCTTTCCTCCTTACAATCCTATTGTACCACACCCGGGTCGCCTTTGCACACGTGGCGCTCGATCCAGTGGGTGCCCTCTCCGTGATGCTTGTTCATCTGGTTCCGCCAGGACCATGCGAGATCCCAGCGCAGCATGGGCGAGGTTCCAGTCACACCCTTCACCTTCCAGCGCACTACGTAGAGTGACATCATGCGCTGATCCCAGCCTCTCCCAGCAGTTCGCCCAGCGCACCGAGGCTGGCGTTGATCTCACGCATCTCCTGCAATGCCTGTAGGCGGACCTCCCGCGGGAGCGTCTCATCCGAGACTCCGATCGAGCACTCGTTTCCGCGCACGACCAGCTGCCACACCTCACCGTGCACCTGTAGGCCCACCGCGACGTTCGAAGCGCGGATCTGTTCAATCTCTAGAGGGGTCAATTCCATGTTATCTCCTTGGTTGGTAGGTACATTATACCACAGCTGCGGTCGTATTGCACGGATTACAGCTGGTTGTGGTAGATGACCAGGTTGCCCCACAGGTCGAATGCACCCAGCTGTTCGATGCCGGACCAGAACGTCCTGTCAGTCGACCGGTAGCTTGTCAGCTTACCCAACCCTTCAAAGATTCGAAAGGCCTTTTCGATGCCCTCCTCATCCACTTCCACATGATATCCGTCGTCTCTAAGATTTGCCACGCTTACCTCCTTGGTACCCCTATTATACCACAGACGGGTCTACCATGCACGCCAGATTCAGCTCTGGTTTGCACGGCGTCGACGCCTGCCTTACCCCATAGGCGACCTGGTTGCAAAGCAACCAGGGTCAACCTACAGCTCGCTACGCAGCATCCACAGCGGCGGCCTTAGCGGCCTCCAGTGCGGCGGCCTCAAGCTCAAGGCGAGCAGCCTTGCACTTCCGAGCGATTGAGATACGCTCACCACGCTTGAAGCGACGGTCAGCGAGATTGCCAGCACCTTCGACCTTGAAGATGGGAGCACCTTGCCAATCGATGGTGGTTGCGGTGAAGACCTTGGTCTTGGTCTTACCGACCAGGTCGCGGATGGTGCCGGTAGCGGTAAAGCTGCCGTCATCATTTTGAGTTACGTCGCTTACGACGGTTTTGAAACGGGCCATTTTAGTTTTCTCCTTGGTTTGTCCGTTGTTGGTGTTTATATTATACCAGGTTTAGCTCAACCTTGCACGTTACGCCGGTTAAACTTACGGCATGCATTTTTGTTCGCCTTCTTCTTGCGGTCGACCTCGACGGTCTTCATCCCGCGCCAGCGACAGAGCTCGCCACCCTCGTCGAAGAACTGCTCTCGATCAAGACCGCGTTGTGCCTTGACGTGCTCGATGATTTTACGTTGACGACGATCAGCCGCTCTACTTCCGTTTTTCTTGGCCACGAGTGCCTCCTTGTACCACCATTATACCACGGCTACCTGAAACCTACACGCGTCCGAAAACAAGAGGAGGGAGCAGCCCCAGCCGCTCCCTTCCAATGCTCGTAGAGATCCTGGGGGATCGTCCCGAATACACCGCTGCTCGACCTTGTCCTACTCAGTCGGGGAATCGAACCCCTTCGGTCAAGCTGCCTCTATCCCTGTTCCTCGACCTCCGAATCGGAGAGCTCGTCCTGAGTCCCCTCTTCCTCGAGGTCGGCCACGAGCTCCACCGTTTCACCGGCTTCCAGCTCGGAATCCACGAGGGCCTTCTGACCGGAGCCGAAGAGCTCCAGTCGCATGGCCTTACATGCCCGAGCCACCGCGATCCGATCACCGCGCGTGTACTGGCTCTCCGCCATCTTCAGGTGCTCGCCGCCCTCTTGAAGCTTGAAGATCGGCTCATCCTGATACTGGATGGTCCGAGCCACGAAGGCGTTCTCGTTGAGAGTCCCACTCGCCTCGAAGACGGGGTTCCCCTTCTTATCCTCACCGTCCACGATGAGGTCACTGATCACAATCTTTCTATCCGCCATTTTCAACTCCTTGGTTTTTTGTTGGTTGGCTTTGTTATTATACCATGCCACCGCGCACATTGCACGGGTGCTAGCTCCAGTAAATCCCGATGACCGCTGCATTGTACGGCTCGTGGTGCACTCGCTCTGGGCGCCCGACCGATTTCAGGTAGAGGTTCACGTACTCGTCCAGCTGGTACCACTTGTCGGAATTGTAGCTCACCAGCTCTGAAGGGTCACATCCTGTTTCAGCGGCATAACAGCTGAAGTCGTTGATGTCAGTCGCATTCGGGATCCCGCTCTCACAGTATATCTCAAGGACCGCTCCGTCACCGACCCACGAGCCGGGTGCTTGGCCGGCGATGTGCATGTCCTTCTTCATCGAGTGGATGAGATCCTTATCGAGATCCTTATCGCCGCAGCCGAAGATCTGAAGCATCCCCTCTCGATAAACCTTCCTAATCGTGTCACGTCTGATTGTCTTCATGATTACTCCTACAGCTTGACGCCGTGAACCTTCTCGTAGGCGTCCATCAGATCTGAAAGTGTGATGACTTCCATCTGATTATCCTCAACAGCCTTGAAGTCCGAGCAGGCCTCGAGCTCCTCATTCCCCTCAGCTGTAACATACACGATACAACACCCGTCAGCACCGTCGAAGGTGGAGGCGTCGCTGAGAACCACATAGGGTCCGTGGACGTATGGGCTTTCTGCATTCTCTGAGTTGACTTCTCGATCCAGGCTCATGCGTCACCTCTCAGCGAGTCAAACAGCTCTGTGTTCTTCTCGAGCATAATCGTGTAGCTATGGTCAGCGTAGCACTGTCCGCAGACGTAGGTGTTATCCAGTCGCGAGCGCTGTGCGAACACGATGGGTTCTGGCAAGTTCTGCTCACCGCAGCACTCACACTTGTTCTGGTTGGGTTTGAAGGGATATCCCCCTCCGTTGACCATCATATTTTCTGCCACTGTGTGACTCCTTGGTAGTTGGTAGGTACATTATACCACAGCTTAACTCGACTTACACGCCGCGCCTACTCAGCATCTACGTCAACGTAAGGCACGACGTTGTCAGTGCCCTCGTAGGCGTCAATCATCAGGTCTGTGTAGACCACGATCTGTCCTTCATTGTCCTCGCCTAGCTGAGCACGGGGGCACACCTCTAGGATTGCCTTGTACAGTTCATCAAATGTCATTCGTTCCCTCCTATTACCAGCGGCTCGTGTGCGCCCGCAAGATCTCCTCACCCATCTCGATGACGTTCAAGCGGTGGCTCCCGTCACCATTTACGTAGACCCACTCCAGGTCCAGGTCGCTATTGAACGTGACCACGCGATCTGCGTCGAGTGTGTTCTCAGCGATCATCTCAGCCTCATCCTTGTAGGTACCGTAGAGCTCACCCCAGCCCCCACCATCTCCGCCCCCGAAACACTCAGCGATGTCGTATGCGATCGATGACCACGTGGACTGCATCGCAGCATTGAGCTCCCTGATCTGATCAAGGGTGATTCCGTGTTTGACCACGATGTCCGCGAGCTTCACGTTCTCTCTGATTCCCATCATTCCCCCACGAGCGAAAGCATGTTGAGGGGGACGTCCCAGTTGACCATCCGCATACTTCCTGCGTTAACGCGAACGATGGCCTTCTTCCGCTTGACCCGGACGACGGTTCCCTCAGTGTATCCCTGTCGGCCGTCGAAGGAGACCACGTCTCCTGAGCTGAACATGTGTCGCTTCTGCCTGCACTCTCGATCACGAACGGATTTGAGTTGGCGGCACACCGCTCGATTCAACTCGCTGAGCTCTGACTCGTTGAGCAGGTGTAGGTTTCCTCTGATTTCACTAGCTGTCATTTTCTCTCCTTGTTTATTGGTAGGTACATTATACCACAGTGGCGCTCGATTTGCACGCTGCCCATCTTCACGTCGAACGTAGAGCGTGGGCTGCGACATCCTGTCGTGTGGGGAAGATTATCTTACCGTCGCGTGCGAGGAAATTCGTGCAGTCCATTGAGTCGACGACCTTCACCTCGGTGATGATGCCGCTAACAGCTGCCGGACCGCGGACTAACCGCTGGATAGCAGAGACAAGTGTCTCTTCTGTGTGGTCCTCAACGTGGGTGCTGCCGCCGCTGAATGTGATGTGAATCTTGAAGTTTTCCATGTCTCTCCTTGGTTGGTATGTATATTATACCACAGTGGCGCTCGATTTGCACAGCGCTAGACAGTGTCTGCCTTCTTGATGTAGTACCTGCTGCCTTCTGCTCGGGTGCTCACTCGATCAAAGAGATCTTGCATCTCCGCCGTCGGTCCGAGCTCGTCATAGACGTATTCCTGAAGAGCGAAGTACTGTTTCTCTGTAAGACCGTGGTCATCATCGAGCATGCGGAACGCGTACCTGAGGACTCGATGATCACCGGTGTTTTCCATTAACTTTTGCCAGAGCATTATGCCTCCTTGTAAAAATATTATACCACAGCGCAGGCCAGGTTACACGCGCCCGATCACTCGAGGTTGATCGACCACGGTAGCTCCTCCATGCCCAGCTTCACCCTCGCCTTGTTGGCGAACTCCCATCCAGTCTGCGTCAGGTGTAGCTCACCCCTCTTCGGTTTCGTGGTCAGCCCGCTCGACGGCATCTTGTCGACGACGTCTCTAGTGGCGCGGTCAACCCACAGGCTATTTCTATACGAGGACCCTCGCCTGAAGTACTGTCCGTAGTTATCCGACTGGAACACTCCGTTGTGATAACGGTACAGGTTCCCCCTATAGAATCGCTGCGACTCTCCTGGGCACTCCTGCATCTTGAACGTGATGTACTCCATGTTCGTGAGCCCAACCTCCCTCGCCACCTGCTCGTGGACTGGAACGCTTGCCACGGGAGGAAAGCTGGCGAGCATGTCCTCCTCTAGCTCATCCTCATCATCGCCCTCGACGAGCACTAGCGTGGGAGGTCCTGTTCCTGATTCTCCCGTCGGTCTCTCAGGCTCCTCCTCATAATTGCGACCAAGAGTCCCGGAATCACGATAATCATGAAGAGGGTGGTCTCCACTCTCATCGAGATCCTCTGTCTCAGGCTTCTCTTTCGTTGGGCTGATCTCACCCTCCGGTTTCCTCCTCGCCACGAGCCACCCTAGCGCCATGCCGATGAATAGAACAACGATCCATCCTGGTCCAGAACCTTTTTGTTTCTCCAATGTCACACCTCCGAGGGACACCAGCAGCGGCGTCCGTGTTACCATTATACCACAGCCAGGTCGGGTTTACACTCCAAGCGACCACCCCCCGCGTGCGTATGCGTGTGATTATATCTGTCAAAGATCAGTCCCCCATTACGAGGGCTTGTCGACCTCTAGTCGACCTCGCGTCGATCACGACCTCCTTTTCTCGACTTCGACCTCGATGCTCGCCTTCGCTCCTTCGCCTTTCGACGCTCAGGTCCGCCCTCGACAACCTTCTTGTCGACCTTCTTGGTCTTGCTCCCGCGTCGAGCGCGCTCATCTCTCCCGTCGATCTCGGATGCCAGCCGCGCTCGCTCCTTCGCGGCACCCGCTCCCTCTCCTAGCCGAGCGTCGAGTAGGGAGATCTGATCCTCTGGAGATCTCTTCGCCCTCTCACTCGCCATCTCCTCCGCTCGCTTGCGTAACTCGCCGCGGCGCTCTCTACCCCTGTTGATCTTCGACCTCGGCACTGTCTTCAACGGCCTCCCTTATGCTACTATAATACCACACCGGTGCTCGTTTTACACACAAAAGTTACTCGTGTTTGTGTGGGGGCTAAGAGGTACGTACTCTTCAGATTCCCCGACCTCGTGGTGTAGAACGGTAGACGCGGATAATCCCGTGTTCGAGGGCACGATGTGACCCGGGTGCCAGACGTGGGTTCTCGATGAGGATTAGCCACGTGTCGTGGGTGCTAGATGCGATATACCCGGGCGCTAGATGACACATAGCCGGGAGCTAGATAAACGTTACGTCACGGGCGCTCGATGACATGACACACGGGCACTAGATGAGGCGTGATGACGGGTGCTAGACGACGCGGGTGCTGGATGAGACACGTGTCACGGGCGCTCGCTCGGGTGCTAGATGATACGCATCAACACTCACACAGAGTGAGGTCGACACCCTCGTGAGAGACCAACACACAACCACCCTGCTCAGCTCCTGTTACCTCGAGGTCCCCGTCAGGAGATGATATAAGGCTAAGGCACTCCTCATCCTCTGTCGTCCACGTGGTGAGGAACACCTTTGTTCCATCAGGCCTCTCCTCTATGAGCAGTCCATCATCGGTGAAGAGGTAGCAGCTGTCGCTTATCCCCTCTGGACTCGTTATCTCCCACCACCTCTCGGTGATGTCGTCTATCATTAGACAGTCTGGCTGGCTGGACATGCATGCGAGAAGAATGAGCATGACTCAACAGCCTACTACATGTACCTCACTCTAGTGGC